TACTTCATATCTGACGCAGAGTATGGAGTATTCGAGGCTGACAAGATCTACATCATCAATCCTGCAGAAGCATCGGAGAAGAAGTATGACAGAGACTGGATGGCTGTGTTTGGACCATTTGATGAGTATGTAGAGAACCAGAAGATCTACAGCAAGATGTCACTCAGGTTCATAGCTCAGCCGAGGACAAAGGTAAATGTCTACATCAAGATGGATGACGGTGAATGGGAGATAGTCAGGAAGTTTGAGTATGCTACTACAGGCGGTGAAGATGTTCCGATCATACCGAGAAGGTGTGACAGATTCTCCATCAAGATTTCCGGCATAGGAGACTTTGAGCTGAAGTCTATGACACGCAGATTCAGACGAGGAAGTGGGGTGAAGCCATGATCCTTGAATTCGATAACAATCCGAACATGACTCCGGAGCAGCTTGTCAGAAGCTTGATGGAGAATGTACAGCTTGCACTCAATGAGCAGAATACAACAAGTGAAAACCTGTACAGATCGCTTCTTGCAGCTCTTGGTGTAGAAGTCAATTCGATCAGATCAGACTTTACATCAATCACTGAGAGGATAGAAGCAGAGGCTCAGGCACTGACAGAAGCTGTCTCAGACGCACTCGAAAGACTGTCAGCTGTAGAAGAGATAGCTGACAAGATAGATCCTATTCTCAGTGATATTGAGAATCTCAAGACGAGGATGACAACAGCTGAGGCGAACATAGTAAATCTGACAGCTTACTATACTGCACTTGAGGCAAGAGTCACAGCACTCGAAAACAACTAACGAAAAGGGGTGAATATATATGAACAAGAACTTTTGGAAGGCTACAGCAATCAGAGCATTTCGCACATTTCTTCAGGTGATTCTTGCGACATGGACTGCAGGACAGATCATCACAGAGCTTAACTGGAAGGTGATCCTCATGTCAGCATTCTCAGCTGCAGTTTACTCTGTACTGACAAGCATCATGACAGGACTGCCTGAGGTAGAAATACAGAAGCAGATCACAGTCGAAGAGCCTGAAGACAGTAATGTAGAGGAAGGTGATGAAGATGGGGAAGAGTAATACAGAACTTCTTAAGGTAGCAGAGAAATATCTTGGTCAGGGCGGTAGCAGATTCCGCAAGTTCTGTGGCCTTCCTGCCAATGCTGCCTGGTGCAATGCCTATGTGGACTATGTTGCCCATGAAGGCGGTGATGCATCACTGTACTTTGCCGGCAAGAAGTATGTGTATGTACCTGACTCGATAAAGTGGTGCTACAAAAACCTTGCTGACATTCCTATCTATCTTGCAATGCCAATGGACATCATATTCTTTGACTGGAATGGCAATGGCACTCCGGATCATATCGGATTCGTAAGATCTCGCAACACAGATCAGAAGGTCAATACGATTGAGGGTAACACATCCGGTGGCATAGTTGCTAAGAGGACAAGACCGGTCAAGTATGTGCAGGCTGTATTCAGGCCAGACTTCCCTGGAAGATATAAGATAGCTCCTCTTGAGATAGACGGACAGTTTGGTTACAACTCGATAGCTATGCTTCAGTTTGTACTAGGAATCGAGGTTGATAGCATACTCGGACTGCAGACGGTAAAGGCAATTCAGAAGCTGGTCGGTGTAAAGCAGGATGGCTCCTGGGGCAAGAACACAAGCATGGCAGTCCAGAAGCTGATTGGTGCTGAGGTTGACGGATGGTTCGGAGAAGAGTCTGTCAAGGCTCTCCAGAGATGGATCAACAATATGTACAAGACAAACAGCCAGCGACTTGCTGATAAGGCGAACGATTATGCTTACAGCTCTAATGATGGCAGGGCTACCTATCCTGACGGAAAGCCAAAGACAGCATACAAGAATGCGCTTAACAAGGCTTATCCGAATAGAGATAGCTGGAATGATGCATCCAAAGCCGGAGCTTCTTGCGATGTCTTTGTTGGCACCTGCGTTATCAATTCAGGCATAGATAAATCCTTCCCAAGAAAACTTGAGGATCAGATCAGACATCTCGCTGAGTCGGCAAGGTTCACAAGAGTCAACACTCCTCAGGACGGAGACATAATCGTTTACAGGAAAGATGATGGCAAAGGACATATTTGCATCGTTGGAAATGGAAAGATCAAGGAAGCAGCTCACAACAAGTTCTATCCAAAGACTACTAGCACACTCAAGGCAAGGCTGTCGAGCAAAGGTAAGAAATGGATGAGAATCTACAGAGCAGTATAAGAAGGTGGTGATCACATGAGTAATACTATAACAGCATTCTTCAAAGGCAGGACCGGAGTATGCGAGTCAGTGTATCAGTATGATTACGGCATGGTCATTGTCCTTGATGGCATTGATGATCTGACAGGATCTTTTGATTGCTATTTCAGCACTTCAGGCGAAGAAGAAGCTATTCCTGCAATCGGAACTGATAACAGAGTAGCTATTCCAAATAATGCACTCACAAGATCCGGCAATGTAGAGCTGCATATTCCGATACATACAGGAGCCAATGACAGCGAAGTTGAGTATGTAGTCGCATTCAAGGTAATCGGCAGAGCAAGACCGGTGGATGACGGTACACCTGAACAGCAGACTGCAATACAGCAGGCACTTGCACTGCTTCAGAATCCTATCGACAACATAGAGCAGATCGTCAATGAAGCACTCTCGTTTACCGGAGATACATTTGACCAGATGCAGGAACAGCTTGATGCGGATCAGTCGGCATTTGAGACTGAGATGGGAACAAGAGCTGATACATTTGAGTCCGGCATTACATCAAGACAGACCACAGTTGAATCGCAGTTTACTAATCTGACCACAAATCTGAGGCCAAACAGTGTAAAAACTCTTTGGACTGGTTCTATTGGTTCTATTGGTAACACAGCAACATTATCTGAAAGTGCTGCGAATTTTGACTTTCTCGATATTTATACATCGCTTGGAACATATACAAGGGTTGCATCCAGTGCCGGCACTGTTAAGATCCATGAGACAAACCTTGCAGACAGTGCAACATCAAGTGTTTATCAGGAGACAGGCGAAACTACCATTAATTTCTCTGGAACTACAGCATCAATAGCATCTGCTATTACTTGGGAGTGGAACTCAGATGCAGCCACAAAGCCATCGCATTCTGCAAGATGCATCTCATACATTACAAGAATTGACGGTGTTAAGGTAGGAGCGAATGAACCTGCAGAACTGACTGATATCAGAGTGGGCGCTGATGGTAATAATTATTCATCTGCAGGCGAATCTGTAAGGACTCAGTTTACTAATTTAAAGAGCGATTATATTGATATAGGCGATTATATAGGATTTGCAAATTCTCATCCATCTGTAACTAAAGGTGGCTTTGTTAATACAGCAGGCAATATCGTGTCATATGCAGGATATTTCTATACTGACAAAATTCCAATTAGTGCAGGAGATACGATAGTATCAACCGGGTCAGGCTCAGGACTTAACATTATTTCGTTATATAAAAGCGATGATACATATTATAAAGGAGCAAGTGCAACATCTGAAACAGTATACACACTGACAGCAACATTCGATGGCTATGCAAGAGTTTCTGGTACTGTAGCAAAGCTGAACGAGTTAAACATTGACATCAAAAGCAAAGACAACATTTGGGATGGTCTTGCCAATACTAATAATGATGTTAATTACAATGGAAACAGATTGGATCGCATTGTATCTGTCGAAAACTTCTTTGATAAAAGTACAGTCGAAACCAATAAATACTTAAATTCTTCTGATGGTACTGTGGCAACTGACAATACAGACACATTTTTCTTGTCAGACTACATTGATATTTCTCACATCGAAGAAGTGTCTCTGTCATACACACACATTGCATGTTGGTACAAGGCTGATAAGACATTTATCAGTGCTGTAAGTGGTATGAATACAAGAACAGCAGATGCAACTGTTTCTGTTCCAAGTGGTGCAAAATATATAAGGTTTTCAGGTTTTATAAAAGAGTTAAATGATGCACAAGTAGGTATAGGTGTTTCCAGAAATTCATATATTCCATACGATATAATTGTTGCTCATAGTTTGGTAGTGCCAAGTGATAATGCTGTTGTATATGTTGATGCTAATGGCGGTGGTGATTTCACATCTCTAACGGAAGCATTATATACAACACGAAATGATGTGATAGTTCGTAAAGGAACATATGACATGATTGCCGAATATAAGGCAATGTTTGGAAATGATATATGGACTACAATGGATGAAGACACTCCACTTAACCATTTCCAACATGCTTTGTGGGTCACGGACAGAAAGGTAACTTTTGAAAGCGGTGCTGTTGTTGTAGCTGACTACGTTTCCGAGGGAGTAACAGTAAATGCAACACATAGGTTTTGCCTATTTATATTAGGAAAGAATGCTGTTATTGATGGCTTGCATGGCATATGCAATGGTGGGTGGTACATAATCCACGATGATGATGGTGACTCAAGTCCGTACACAAACATTATTCGGAACTGCGTTCTTATCGGCTCAAATCTTGTAAATCGAAATTGCATCGGTGGTGGGTGCAAGGCAAAGAGCCTTACCATAATCGATAACTGTTATTGCGAGAATGGTAATGGTAGCTCAGGTTACAATACGGAAGGCATTCGTTATCATAATACGAATGCTACAGGTGCTACACCAAAAGTTATTATTAAGAACACAAGAGTAAATGGTTGGATCGGATTAAGATACTATGGAAGTCAAGAAACAAAGATGGTTGCAATAGTAAATAACTGTAATGCGCCTGCAGGGGTTGTAAAGATGGAAGAATCATCGTCTTTTAGCGTAGATAATATAGATGTTTATGCTTGGAACAATTTGACAACATAATAGACCTTTAAGGAGAATATGCGATGAACGAAAAGCAACACGGATTTGTATATTGGATGTTCGTATTTATAGGGGTTATATATCTTGCAAAATTTATTCTAACAAGTGACTTTTAAATAGACCTTTAAATCAGTAAAAGTAGGTGATAGATATGGATTGGGAAACAATAGAACACATCTGCATAAGTATCGCAGTGGTCGGTGCAGCGGTAACGTATATCTACAAGGCCTTCAAGTTTGCTAAGAAGCCTGCGGATGATATCAACAGCAAGGTCAAGGATCATAAGGACAGACTGGATAAGCAGGAAGAGAAGATCGACAAGATTGACAAGACTCTGGACTACCTGGTGAATGCTAACAATTTAGTGATCCGGACATTGTTCACTGTACTTGGAGAGCTGGCTGTCAACAATGATCAGCATGGCAACTGCAAGAAGGCGCAGAACGAGATCCAGAACTTCCTTACTCCTGTAGAAAAGCAGCACGATGTGGTATAATTAAGTAACCACAAATGCTGAAAAATCAAGGAGTTTAGGCTATGGAAGACAAGACAAACACTAATACTAATGTACCTGTACCATATATCGTTTATGAGAGTGAAGCAGCTAGGCATGAGAGGACTGTAAAAAGACTTCTCATAGCCTTGCTGGTCACTATACTGTTGATGGTTGGCACTAACATGGCATGGCTGTATGTGTGGAATCAGTATGACTTTTCATCTGAGAGTTACACAATCGAAGGTCAGGATAATGCAAATGCCAATTATCTAGAATCCGGTGTGGATGGAGTGATAAACAATGGCGAGTAAAGTTGAGGTCAAGAGAAAGACAATCACAAAGCGTGACAGATCTAAGAGCAAAGGAACAGCACGTAGAAAGAAAGTGACTGTTCGTGCAAGTGGAAGTAGCAATGCTAACTATGTAGCAGCTGCAAGAAGAAAAAGACCATGAGAGATTATTCAAGGACTGAGATTTCTGAGGCTATTGATGAATGGATCCTGAATGAGAAGCATCGTGCTATCCTGAAGCGCAGGCTGATTGATGGCATATGTTATGAACCATTGGCAGAAGAATTCGATATGTCTCCTGTACAGATCAAACGAATAGTCTACAAATCTCAAGAGAAGCTTTTCCGGCATCTGAAATAGATACGGAATTGATACGAAACTGGCACTCTGGCGATATCGTCAGGGTGCTTTTTTATTGCGAAAATTCACCTGAAAGGAAGGTGAACGCAATGGCTTATGTTGAATTCAATCCTAATCCGATAGGTCGCAAGGTTGGAGACTGCGCTGTAAGAGCAATCGCAAAAGCACTCAACATGGGGTGGGAAGCTGCATACATAGCACTTACCATTAACGGTTTATCAATGGGCGATATGCCTTCGTCAGATGCAGTATGGGGAGCATTGCTCCGGCAGTACGGCTTTTATCGGTCTGCCATTCCTGACACCTGTCCTACATGCTATACAGCACGTGACTTCTGTGAGGAACATCCGCATGGAACTTACGTGCTTGCTTTTGGTGGGCATGTAGCGACTGTTGTGGACGGAGATCTATTTGACTCATGGGATAGCTCGATGGAGATCCCACAGTATGTATGGTACCGAAAGGAGAATGAATGATGGCAAACAACTATTACTTTCCACAGGGATATCAGCCTATGCAGTATTATCCGCAGAATCAGCAGATAGTACAGCAGCCACAGATGCAACAGCCTCAGCCACAACAGCAGGCTGTGACAGACATCAAGTGGGTACAGGGCGAAGCAGGAGCGAAGAGCTACATGGTAGCACCTAACACAAGCGTTACTCTCTGGGATTCAGAGTCGCAGGTGATCTACATCAAGTCAGCTAATGCATCCGGCCTGCCGACTATGACAGTTATCGACTACACAATTCGTACTGATCCATCGCAGACAAGGCCTGCTGTAGCTACCAGCGACTTTGCTACCAAAGAGGATGTGTCACTCCTTAAAGAGGAAATCGAGTCTCTCAGGGCGAAATTTGCCGATACAGAAGGGAAGGCTAAGAAGTAATGAATATTAATCCAATGCAGTTCATGCAACAGCTTAATCAGCTGAAGAGCCGGGGTGGAGATCCTAATCAGATGATCCAGGAGATGCTCAACTCCGGAAGAGTCTCACAGGCTCAGTACGATGCTGCTGTGAAAAGGGCGCAGCAGATACAGCAGATGTTATCACCAAGTGCGCATAGGTGATCACATAAATAATCTACAAGGGGGAAAATATAATGGCTTTTTCAGATGAAAGTGGAAACGGCATGGTAATGCCAGTAGGACCTATGTACGGTGGAAACGGAAACGGCATGGGTTTCGGTGGTGACTGGGCATGGATCATCCTTCTTCTGCTCCTGGGATGGGGCAACAACGGATGGGGCGGTAATGGTGGCTTCGATGGTGGAGCAGGTGCGCTTTATCCGTGGATGAACCAGACAGAAACTATCAATGACGGATTCCGTGATCAGATGCTCAACACTTCTGTAACATCTATCAGAGACAGCATCGGTGACATCAGCACACAGCTCTGCAATGGCTTTGCAGGAGTAAATGCAAGCATCGCTAACGGATTTGCTCAGAGTGAGATCAGTGCTAATGCTCGTCAGATGGCAGACATGAATCAGAGATTCGCTCTGCAGTCACAGCTTGC